GTGCTATTTGTGCTACTGTGTGCATCGTCGAAGGACAGGTTTTGTCAACAGGTGGTATGGCAAGTTTTGAAGTTTGATACAAGGAACATCGTAATGTTTGATCCAAGCCTGTTCCTTGTGCTAAATCTGAACCTTCAACATTTACCATTTTCATGGACAATTTTGTAGAGCGAGGCTTATCCATTGCTCCTGGTACCATAGAACCCAGTTCAAGACCTTCTTTCACTATTTCTTTTGCTTCATGTAATGCATTTTTAATGTCGGTTGGTGAAGGTATGATCTCATGGTAGATTGCCTTAACTTTTCTAATAAACTGTAAAACTGCTGAGTCGTCGTCAGATTTTTGAGATTGTTCTGGGGTCTGTCCTTCAAGTTGGCCGGAGGGCGGAGTTGCCATTGATTGTGAAATCACTTCTTTCATTTTCTTTTGTGTACGTTTCTTTTTACGCTGGGACAAGTTAGTAACATATCCTGCACAATGTGGGTTTACAAATTGGGCGTATAATTCAAGGTATGCTGTTGTTGTTCCTCCAGAAGTGTTTCTTATTGGTATTATAGGTGCTATTGTAAGTTGTCCTATTTGTGTTCCTATAGAAGCAGTGTCTAATTCTCCATATGTCGTTCCAGACATCCAGTTGTATTGTAACTCTACTGTGTCTTGTGTTGAAATATTTAACGTTACTGGATTATAAGAAGATAATGCCATTAAGGATTGTTCAGAGTAAGTTAAGCTAGTATCATGTACAAAACTAACTAACAGCAAACCTGCTTGATACGGAATTGCTGACAATTTAAGCATGATCTTAAGATCTGAACGAAAGAGTGAGAAAGAAGCTAGCACATTAGCTATCGTAGGAATATCAAACAATAGGCTCGGAAAATTGAATGATGTCGCAGTAAAACCCGGATTGATTGTTAATACTTGAATAAGATATTGGCGTGTCAATATTGGGCGCGGTGTTTGATCTACGAAAGGATTTGCAGCTTTAATAAACGAAGGTTGTTTGCAGAATTTAATCAGCGTGACTTCTTCATCTTCATGACATGTTATATTTCTCGTTGTTTCAACATTCATGGTTGTGGACTTTAACTCGTCCAAAAGTTTCTTTTGATCTTTTTGTTGTTCGGCGGTTCGGCAAGACTGTATGACAGCGAACCAACTATCATACATGATGTTTCCTAAGAATTCAGTGCTCGGCTAATCAGGCTATTAGGATCGCGTGAACTTGTTCCAAAGCACACAGGTTTCCCTGGAGGCATTTATTTAATGTGTTAAATGCTAAGCACACCATGATAAGGCTATCGGTGCCATAGGTTTAATTGAGAATGGATTTTACTACATCTCCCTTAGTGAACGGGAGAGAGTAATTAGGCTTGAGTGACCTAACATAGGGCAATAACATTCGATATGTTAATTCCATTCTTTTTCCAGGATAATACGCAAGTTCGCGCATTGCCGTCTCAAAATTTTGAATTATTAATTCTTCTTTTGGTATTTGTTTATTGGGCCTATACCAAAGTAACATTCCTTCTATTGAAGCAGGATTTAATATTGGGCGTGCATACGTTCCGTCTTCTTGAACAGAAAATTGGCGTTGTAAAAATTGTGCACGTTCGGAATCCCAATTGTAAGTGATCAAGGGATAACTTTCTTGGACTCCTGCTCCGATTTTCTTTGAAATAGGAGTTTTATTTATTCCAAAGTATTTCTTACAAAGGGCAGCCAAAATAATACCGTTACAATGTTGCATAAACTCTTTCAAAACTGCCAACATTAAATCATCACCAAAAGTTGCACATGCACCATACTCATTAAAACGTAGGTGTGGTATGCAAATTTTGCAACAAAATCTACTCATGAAACTATTGTAAATTGAATTCATCATTGCCGTCGCAAAACAACCTGACGGCATACAGACCAATTGATAAAGACAATCATCAATGATAACATAAGGACAAAATAAGGACATCATCAATAGAGTAAAAAACTTGACAAAACGCTGCTGGTCGGCTGTGTTTGCCATAAAATGTCTACGAAACCATTTTAAAAACTGACAAACAAATGCGTATCGATAGTTATAATCCCATGCTTCCGTGTCGTCGCACATTACATCAGTATTAATGGCATGAAATTTATTTTCTAAAAATGTCCAGGCGCTGCTAAACGGATTGATGCCTATGTAAACATCACCATCTCCGCTGTGGGCGCATACTAGAGAAAAGAACCATGCCATGAACATCTTACATAATAATAAATGGGTTTTTTCTCCATTACTAAATAATCTTGGTTTGTCTTCTTTTCCTTTTTCCTTGAGTTCAGATTTCAACGACAATAATGTTACATAAGGTGGCACTTCTCCTTTTTCCATCATTTCCACCTTTGTATCAACCATTTTTTGTACTTCAGGATGGATAGTACGTTTAACAGTACCATCAATCAACGGAAACATTTCATCAGTTGTCATCCCTCGTTCACGAAAACCTACACCTGGCGAGCTATCTATTGTGATACCTTTAATGTCGGTGCCAGGTACTCCGTTAATTACTTCATCCATTGTTAATGCTCGCACTTGAGTCCAGTCAAAGTTTTTGTGAACAACACCTTCCATCAATTCATCAAATTCGTAATCTTCAAGATGTGGAAACGGTGGTGCCTTTCTAC